TGAGATTCTTCTGCCCTAGCCAATTCGGCAAGGCTATCCACTTCTGGAACTTCAAAAGCAGATGCGCGTGTGCTGATAGGTGTTGTGGGTTCAGCGGCTGTGTATGAAGTGGGTACTGGGGGTGCTGCTGGGTCGGCTGTAGCGCCGCCATCGGCGTAGCCATAAATTTTCTTGGCCTCTTCGTTACCGATGGGACGGTAAGAGGGGTTCATAAAGGTCTGCTCTTGACCTGAAGCACTCGCATCGGGCATAGGGTTTACATAACCGGGGCTGAAAGCATAGCGTTGGCCCATGTCCGTATTGGCTTTTTCTTCCTCTGGGGTTTTTTTCTTTGTAGGATATAGCGAAGCCGCGCCGGATGCAGCCGACAATGGGTCTTCTTTAACAAACTTCATCAAGTTAGATGGAGATATGTTGCTACCCATAGTTTTAAGGTTGTCCATGAAGGACGGCGGGGCTTTTACGGGGGCTTGAAACGCGGGGGAATTACCCGTCATTACAGAGTAATGATTTGGGTTGGGCGGTGTAGCGGCAACGGAAGCGTCAATAGCCTGCGAACCTGACAGTGCATTTTGTTTAGCCAGCAAGTCGGCAGAATTCATAACCCCCTGTGGGGGCAAGTTCGTTACTACGGGGGCGGCGGTAGCGGCTTGTTGAATCGCGGCGTTTTGTATGGCGGCTGCTTGCTGAGCTTGCTGAGCGGTTTGAGCGGCAGTTACTTGAGCGGCGTGTTGCGCTTGCATTGCTCCAGATATACCCGACTCGGCTGCACCAGCAGCCGCAGGAGTTGCGCCACTAGCCATGAGTGACGAGCCTAATCCTGCGCCACCATAAGCACCCAAGCCCGCCATCAAACCTTTTTCAAGGCTACCGGTCATTAAAGTCATGCCGCCACCGACCATCAATGCAGCCATAGGAGCGCCAACACCCGTAGCAGTCAGGGCTGCGCCCGCCACCATAGGCAGGATAGACTCAAGGAAGCCAGCTTCTGCCAAGCCCGTCTTTGGGTTGATGGTCAATTGACCGCCGTGGGCTTTGGCAATTGCGTTTAAACTGTTCACTTCCCGTGGGGACATGTGAACGAGCATGGAGTCATTACCACGACCTTGCGAAGACAGATGTTGGGCTGCGATTTGTAGGCTCATTTTTGCCTCATTTAAACGGGTTTATTGATAGTATCATGATGGGAGCCTTGACACAAATGACATCGTAGCTACGACGGACTGGGTGGACGGTTTGGTTGGCGCGCCGGAAGCAGCAAGGTGCTGGATGCTAACAGCGGCGTTAGGCACAGACCAGTAGATTTCCACATAATCGCTTGCCGCCATATTTAAAAAATAATTCCAGCCAATAATTGAATGCCCATCCGTACCTCCGTGACTACCCGGAATAGATACAAAGCCTGTTGATCCGGTAATGTTAGTACCGTTTTGACGCAGCCAAATATATACATCTTGGACGTTACTGTTTGTGTTTGCAAACTGTGTGCTGAACTGTAGGTTGTAGATGCCCGCATTCACCACCGTGATTTTGGACGAACTGATTGACACCTCATTGGCAAAGTCTGTGGTGTTGAGCGTCATCAGCGTGGCGGTGTTTGCCGTTGTGGTCTGATCTTGGTCGCTGGAGAACGCTCCGTATGGAAACTTTAAGTATTTAGCGCCGGTCGGGCCAAGTAATGCCCCAAACGCACTGTCAAGTTGATTAAAGTACAGCCGCAGAATATTTTCAAACTGATCTTGGAATTGCCGGTCGTATTCATTAGGCGCAAGCGGTAAGTTAGGCGCAACAGGGTTTATAAAATCCGCTAATTTTGGTTCAAATCCAGCCATTACGAACCCCTGCGTCCGTCGGGCTTGATGTCAATACGAGGCGCACCCAACTGCCACTGAAGGCCAAGCTGAGTGCCGTCCACCCTAAACGACATCTGACGACCGCGCACCCGAACATAAATATACTGGGTGAACTGCTCGACCGGCACGGTTGCTGTGCGGGTGACAGTGCCGGAACTTACGCCACCTTCAGACTCAGGCGTGTTGTACCCAGAACCAGAGCTTTGCAATGGCTTAATGGTCATGGTTACTTGTGGGCTGGCAGCAGTAGAGCCACGGAACGTGATGTCAGGAATTATTCTCCAGATGAACCCAAAGTTGTGACCATCACCAATGTCAAACTCAGAGGAAGCAATGTATGACTCAATAGCCACGGCAGTTTCTGTGGTGCGGTCATCTACGCCATACTCATGGTACACAAGGTTGTTTGCGTATGTAGCGCCGATGGGGTACTGATTGATGCCAGAGTCCAGCCAAGCAGTCCTGCCCAAAGTGCCGTAGTACCAAATGTCTTCTGCGTAGTTGTACACAACATACTTGTCAATTACGGTTGAGCTAGACGAACAGTAGAACCACCAAACTTCGTTGAAGCCTTCGCTTGTGCCAGCAAAGAACTGAGACTGCTGGTCAAGGTTAATGTCTTGAAAGATGTATTGACGCAGGTCACAACGTAAGGTCTGAATGCGACCATCGTATTTGTAGAACTTGTCTATGCCCATCCAATAAATAACGCCAGAGGCAATGACCGCCGTGTTAAACCCAGCGATTGAGATGTTGTCGCCAAGAAGCTGTGAACCCCAAACATATGGTGGGCCAAGGTATTGCAGAGAATACAAAGACGCATCTGTAAACACAACAATCTCTTGCCGCGCCTGCACTGCTGTGCGGATTTCAGAGCCGTGGGACAGTCGGATAAAGCCAGCCTGATTGGTTGCCGCAGGTGTCCATTCAACAACCGACTCTTGGTCTGACCAACGAATCAGCATGGGGTCAAGCGTACCGCCACCGAAGGGTGTAGCACCAAACGCAATCGCGAACCGGCTTGCGTCCGACACCATGACAAAATCCACGGCTGCTGGCACATCCGATGCGCCGCCCAAAGAGGTCACTGGGATGGCGCGAGGAGAAACGTAATGCGTACCAGACTGCGTTCCAGATGTGGTGATATACACCCCAGCCACTGCGTTTGCATAAGTGGTTGAAAGTCTAAACGTCGAGCCGGAAGCGCCGCTTACATAGTACACAGTACCTGAAGTCAACCCAGTCGGCAGTGCGCCAGTGGTAACCAAAACAACAGCCATCGTGTCGGTTAAGCTGCCGTAGCCAAGTGTGAACACGCCGGGGGTTGCAATTGTGATGCTTACTGGGTTTGGTGAAGCCCCAACCGAAGCGTTCCAGTAGTACATCGGGCCACCACGATAGGCAAAGATCAAGTCCTGCCCAAAGTTAGCCTGCGACCAAATCCTGATAGGCGACACGCTTGGAGTGCCAACACCCCAAGGGCCTTCACCCCAAGGGCCAGCGCCCCAGCCAGTTAAAGGTTGAGCAGCATCTTTACCGACATTGATCTCGTAGTACGCATTGACTGGATTGCCGCCATTTCCAGTGTCATACACGCCAGCCGCAACAGAAGACTGAATTGTGTAAGAGTTGGTGTTAACAACTGTAATTTGAAAGCTCTGGTTAAGAACTTCAGCCGTGATGCCGCTATTAACGTACAGAGAGAACGTACCCGACCCTGCGGTTGTTGTGCTGATTGCCGCGCCGTTTGGCACGTTGGTGAAATTAACCGTAGTGCCTGACACAACATTGATGTAGTACTGGGTGTTTTCAGCCAAGCCAGCAGGTAATGAGCCACCAGCAGATATTGTCAGGATTACGGGAGTGTTCTGCGCAAGTGCTGTAGACAAGGTGAAGTTTGTGGCTGTGGAGCGTGTAAACGTCTGCGTACTTAGAGCTACCGCGCCCAAGAAATTAACGAAGTCACCATCCGTTGCTCCATGTGAGTTGTCCGTAACTGTGATGGTGGTTGAGCCTGCGGTTGCCGCGAAAGGGCCGTTTAAACTCATCTGCACCGAACGCAGTGGCGTGATGTCGTCGTAAGCACCACCGCTGGATATGTAGAACTTCAGGTTTGTGCCAACGCCGATGTAATTAACGCCACCCAAGCTGTCCCATGTCCACAATGAACGGCATGTACCTTCAAAAGTGCTGGTGGAAATCTGCTGCCAGCCGCCAATCTTCTCTGGTGTGCCTTGACGAAACCGCACTTTGTCGCAGTCGTAGTAACCCCCTTCGGTGGTGTACCTTGTGTTTTCCCTGTTTATACCGGGCTTGAAGAGGATCTTTTGTAATGGCATGGCATCAAGCTACTAGGCCGGGAACATATTGCGTTTTACCAGCGACCTTCATAGCGGTCAACTCCTGTTTTTTCAGGTTGTTTGGGTCATACGAAACATGCACCCAGCCACTGTCAGGTATGCCGGGAGTGTAGAACTCAAGAATGAGTTGTGTGTATTCTAAGTTATCCATGATCCATTGCGCAAGCTCTGCGTTGGGTATGCCTTCAATTTCTATATCGCCTGCTTGTCCTTTGACATGGTCTGAGGTCTTTGAGCCTCCCGTGGCTACATTTGTAGCAATACTGCGGAACCCTGAATTTACGGTTACACGCCTGCCAAAATGGTCGCGCACAGGCTGAAGAACCTTTTCCGCCAAGAGCCTCAAAGCTGCAATTTCTTTTTCACCGGGGGTGTTGTCCAAACCCATGCGCAAGGCAATATCTGATCTTGTTAATTCTTTTAAAGAAAAATTGGCAGACAAGTTCATTTATTTGGCCTTTCGTTGTACAAATTTGCGGTTCATTGCTAGAAGTTGTCATAAATCAGAGATAGGATTTTACTTGGCAATCATGCCATAACCAAGGGGAATATCATGTACAAGATTGAGATTAACATTGCAGAGTGGGAATTTGGAGATGACTCAGTAACCATTGAGACAGATGATTTTGAGAAAATTGCAATCATCCAAGAGTTCATTGAATTCCAACAGCAGTACGGCTGGTGCGTCGACTATGACGTGACTGACGAATTTGAAGACAACCAGTTCGATGAAGAAGTCAGCGAAGACGACGAAGGCGAAACCGACGAAGACGAAGAATCCGGAGAATACGAAATCGGAGAGATCGTAGAAGACGAAGATGGCTTAGTCTGGGTTCGTGTGTCATAATTCAGGTGCAGTTGTTACTTGCAGGGGGGTCTTAGGACTCCCCTTTTTTTATTCGCCATTTGCAAATGGCAAACAAGTCACCTCGGCATCCGTCTCAAGCCACACCTTTGCCCCGCATGAGAGGGGGTTGTTGGGCTTATATATCAGGCGACTTGGCCCATTGATTTCGACTGCATGTGCGTAGGTGTTGCTTTTGTATGTTTTGACTGTTAACACTGGATCATTTGCACCACTTTTTGCGTTGGCTTTAATGACGTGCTGATTCACATGAATTATTGTTTTCACATTAATGCTTTGTTTTATTCAATATCGTGTTCAGCTTCTATGTCTCTTGCCAACTGCCGCCAGTCAAGACTGCGGCGGTAAAGCGTGTAAACGCGCTCGTCAGTTAAAGGCTCGGATCTGCGGTTTAATCTGTCATTTGCTTGCGCCAAAGCAAGCTGCGTTTCATGCAGAATGTTATGCAGTTCTTTGATTTCTGATCTTAGATAAGCAACAAGGTCATACGTCATAAACCTTACCCCTAAACTCAATTTGATTCTCACTCCACTTGTGTACCAACTCGGGCCATAAAAGCTTACCTTCATGGAACGTGAGTACCGCAAACCCTGATCGCCAGTTGGTTGGCGAGTCTTCCAAATAGTTCATGAACTGCGGCCCATCAGTCTCTGCCAGAGTGCCTGTATCAACGCCAAACCTATTTCCGTTGTAATCAGCATAAGGAGTTACCTTGAGACTGTGCAAGTGACCCGTGACCATCGTTTTTCCGCTCATGGAAGTGTTGTTATGCGTGGCATGGATTCCACCCTTCCAGCGGTGTTTTACAACGACATCTTCGGTGGGCCAACAAGACCAGCACGGCTCCCATGTGGGGAAGTGGTCTTTCAACGTAAAACCTTTTACAAACTCATATTGCGGCGCATTGGCGGCAAGTCTATTTTCAAATCTAGCATCATGGTTACCAAGTGTCCACACCAGCTTGACATTGTGCCGCGCTTTCTTGGCGGCATCCTCAATATCACCCAAAGCAATCTCGCAGGCTTTGAGTTCTTGTATTACTGATGGCGTTGAATCCCACCCAATGCGAGGATAACGAGAAATACTAGCGCCATCAAACACATCTCCATTGGCAATGATAGCCTTTGGTTGGAACTCTTTAATTGCCCAAAGAAGTCCCTTGTACGCTGTTGTATGTATGCCCGGCCAAAAATGAGCATCGCTAAAAACAAGAACAACGCCATTTTCAATCCCCAATTCTTTGCGAGCCGAATTATTTGGCTTGGCAATCATCTTAATTACGTTTGATTTTTGGGGCAGTGTAATGTCGTATCTAGCTTCTAAGTTATTTTTACGCCTCAGGATATTGCGTAGATCCATACCAAGGGCCTTTGCCATCACAGTGCCTGATCCGTGCGTTTTCCAAAGCTCAATAAACTCTTGATCGCTGTAAACAGTTTTGCCCATAGCAACTCCAATGAAGTTGCTTGAAATTAAACTAAATCAATGACAACCAAGTGAATTTTGATGTAAATTATTATTTTTTATTTGCTTGGTGAAGACTTATGCAACAATTCATCTTTACGTTGACTGCCAGCAGAAGAGCCAAAATAAAAAGCAATGATCCCAGTCCATGCTGTTCCCAAACTTCCAAGCATTAACATCAATGCATCAGATGTTTTGAAATGCTCAGTCATCAAGCCAACTAGGATTCCAAAGAAGCCAATAGTTACCACAATTGCCATCAGGCCGGGTATCCACGATAGCGTCTTGCTTTGCATCTCTCTTGCTGATTTGCGGTCATCAACAGCAATCTTCTCAAAGTCCAAACCTAACTCTTGCGCCCGTGCAGCCATTGCTATTTCAGCAGTTTTTAGTTGCGCAATTTGATCGGAGGTGAGTTTGCCTTGGTCAATGGTTGATTGAACATCTTTGGGGTCAATGCCAACCGCTTTACTGATTGCGTCAACCGCCAAACCTGCTAATGGGCCACCAAGGGCGGTAGCTATAGTCGGTGCAATTTGTTTAAGCCAATCCATCATTTTTCCTTTTCAAGTTGTTTAATTAGTTTTTGGACTTTTTCTTGTTGCTGTCTAGCTTCATGTCTAGCTTCCAAAATATCAATGTACAACATACCCATGATAGGTAGCAACAATACTACAAGAACACAAGCTGCTATCCACCCCACAACTATCTCCCAATCTTGTACAAGAGGCCGAGGAGCAACCACATATATAGGAGGAATAGGATAGTCGCCAGCAGATACGCCTGCCTTTCTCTTAGGAGCCGCTCCTCTTCCTTGCGTTGCCATGACTCATCATCCCGTTTCTTCCTTGCTTTGTCCTGCTCTATCTTGATGACATCCCGCATATCGAACACTTTGCTATACAAAGCCCCCATCTCTTTAGGAGCGCCGTACACCATTGCTTCTCTGATCTCCGTTTCCAGCAACGCCATTTGGTCTTGAGCCATGACCCGCTTTAGGGCGGCTTCCATCAGGTTAGCATCGGGGTCGTAGACTGTCTTGCTCTTCTCTTCCTCTTCCCTTATGTGGTCGGCAAGCTGTTCTTGCAGTTTAAAAAATTGGGAAAGCTGAACAACGATGTCTGCCATGACTTGGGTTTCGTCAACGGCAACGTAGGCTTCCTTCTTTTTCGCCACAGGCTTGGGGCTTGCGGTGGGCGCGGAACCGAAGAGTTTTTGCCAGAAACTTCTGACTGCTTTGGCATCGGTAACAACTTCATCAACAGTCTTTTTGATCTCCATGAAAGATGTTTTGGCATCTTTGTACAGCTTGCACCCCTGCTTGATTGCGGCGACACAAGCATTGGCGGCAAAGAGGATGGAGATCGGGTCAATTATTTAGCCTCAAGTGCAGTGATTCGTGCTGTCAGGGCTGTGATGATGGCTTGTTGTTCTTGGATGGCTTTAACAAGAGTGGGCAACATATCACCCATCGACAACGATTTGTATATGGTCTCATCGCTTTCATTGTTCTTCCATTCACCAATTAAATCAGGCAATACAGTTTCAACTTCTTGTGCAATAAAACCAGCCACATCTTTTTTGTTAGTGCCTTGACCTTCTTTCCAATCAAAGCGCCTTGGCTTAAGAGTCATTACTGCATCAAGCCCTGTTTCTAGATCGCGAATATTTTCTTTGAGTCTAAAATCAGAAATGGAGGTGATTGAGGTGCTTGTTGAATTAACCACACCAGAACCAGCAATAAAAAATTTGTTTGAGCCTCCATCATAAGTATCAATGAAGCGACCAGTTCCAATAGCGCCACCAGCTAATCCTGTTTCAATCTTAAATATGGTTGGATTTCCAGAGGTACTAAATTGAGAAATATTTAAACCTTGCGATGAGCTTGCCGTTTGGATTGAAACTCTTTCAGAACCTCTTAAAGCCGTAGTCCCCACCAGCAAGTTACCGCTGGAGTCGATGGTGGCGGCATTGTCAGGTGCGGCCATTGATACACGAAATTTAACGCCTGTTGCACCAACATTTGTCCCTAAATAAATGTAATTGCCATCATTCCCAAAATATCCGTAATTGGAACCAGATTGCGTTGTGTAAATAACACTGCCACTAGCTTTATACAAATGCATTTGAGTAGCTGGCGAACTCGTACCAATCCCCACATTACCAGAGGAGTCGATACGCATACGTTCTGTGGAGTTT